ATTAATTAAGTCTTTAACTTGGAGAGTAGTTGCACTACTTACAACTTTCGTGTCTGCTTATTGGATTACTGGTGAAGAGGTTGAGGCGCTGCAAGTCACGGTATTGACAAATACAATTAACTTTATTCTATACTACGCACATGAGCGTGGATGGAACTACATACAATGGGGGAGAAAATAATGTATACAGATAAAATGAAAATGGCATTTCATTCTATTCCAGCACCTAAAAATTTTAAGGTAGACATTATTGACAACGATCATTTTATAACCATTAAGGCTAATGAGGCTATGTTTATGCGTTTATTTGACACAGAGAAGCGACATGCTGTAGAATATATGGTAAGAGTAAAAAAGGCTTTAGAAAGCAATGGAGCAATCGTAATGATTACTAGGGAGGCTATTAAATAATGAAAGATGTTATTTTAATATTTTTTATAGTTTTGTCTGTTTCTTTTGCCATATCGTATTTAACAATGTTATCCAAATTAAACAAACTTAGTTTAACTTCTGCTCAATTATTTTTAGAAAATTTTAAACTTAATCAACATGCTGAATCTATTAAAGCAAACCAAGAATTAACTAACAACGACATACATAGAGAAAATTTTATAAAATTTTTATCAGATTCTCGTGACTGGGCTTTTACATACATTGAAGATGTTCAAAACGGTTTAACCAAGTTTGTTAAAGAAGTTGATCCAAGTATTAATTATTTTTCAGAATTTAGCACTTTATCTGAAGGTCATCCACTACATGATAGTATGAAAAAAATATCTATTGCATATCAAGATTTAAAAAAGTTTTTACCAAATGAATCAGAAATAAATAATACATAATGGAATTTTATTATTTTGGTGGAAATTTTTTTCCAGGAATTTTAGATGAAATAAAAAATTCAAATTTTGATGGTGTAATGTTTACATATGATGCGACACAGGGAGATATATTTACAAGAATAGTACAACAATTAAGCACTGATGAAAAAATTAAATATTTAGTTGCGATTAGGCCCTATACTATTTCTCCTCAATATCTTTGTATGATTAATCAAAGTATGAATTTAATTATGGGGAATAGGATACAAATAAATCTTATTTCTGGATATGTAAAAGATCATGAAAAAAATTTTGGTGGAATTATAGGAGAAATTTATGATCTTTCAAATAAAGTAGATAGATCTAAATATCTTATTAAATATGTAGATGTTTTAAATACAATGCCAGGAAATCAAAATAATTCACACCCATTAGACTTTTATGTATCAACAACAAATAAATATATTGAAGAAACAGTAAATAAATATAACAATAAAATAATTTTACCCTATAAAGATTATAAAAATGGATATTGGACAATAGATCCTACAATTTGTAATTGTTGTGGTATGAAAATTAGTAACCGAAATAAAATATTAAAAGAAAATTTAAAATTAGATTATAGTAAAGTTATGTTAGCAATAACTCCAATTCTTAGAAAAAATAGAAAACAGTTAGAAGAGTTGCCAGATTATTATGGAGAGCGTCCAGTTTGGCGTGAAGGAGAAAAAACAAAGGTAGCAGTTTCAGATGTTGAATTTTTTACATATGAGGAATTTAATATTTTTATAAAAAATCTTGAAGAAAAAGGTATAAAACAATTACTTATAAATTCTTGGCCTGCTAGAGAATATACAGTAATTATGGATTATGTAAAAAATTATTCACAATTAAAACAAGTAAAAACAAATACATGAAAGAGATTTTACTTTCAACAATAACAGGTTTTGGATGCGGTGTCGTGTTTGCTGCATTCAAATTGCCAGTACCAGCACCACCAGTTTTTGCGGGAGTCGCAGGAATTATTGGTTTATGGATTGGCTTCACAACACTAACACGAATTATATCCTAGGAGGAATAATGAATAACTTACTAAATGATAAGACAAAAGCAATGCTAGCATCATATGGACGATCTGTTCTTGGTGCAACAATTGCACTTTACATGGCTGGCGTAACAGATCCAAAAGATCTATGGGCTGCATTAGTTGCTGCCATTGCACCAGTTGCATTAAGAGCACTCAATCCTGCAGATAAGGCGTTTGGCATTTTGCCTGATACTGCCGAAGTGGCAAAGGCTCTTAAATCTGCAAAAGCACCAGCAAAGAAAACTGCAAAAAAGGGTGGCGGAGGTCGCTTCGCTGTAAAGTAGTTTATCTTTTATCAGATAGCCAGTCTAGAAATAGGCTGGCTTTTCTGTTTATTCATTTATAACTTTTAACCATTTATCTTTTAATACTTCAACTGAAAAATTATTAAATCCAATTTCTATAGCCTTCTGTTTGCTATCATATATATTTATATTATTAAAATAATTATCAATAGATTTTGCTAATTCTTCTTGGTTAGCCTCATATACATCTACCATTGATTTAGTCTTAAACTCACCAATTTTATTTGAACTTACTAACCAGTTGTGTGGAAGTATTTGATTATTAGGTAATATGTCTGTCATAAAAACGGGTAGACCAGAAATTAAAGCCTCATTCATAGGTAAACAAAGACCAGCATAACGCCTAGGAAGAACCATAGCATCATAGTCATTATACAGATCTTCTCTATTTCTAATATTATCTTTGTTTATTTTTAAACGGCTATCTTTAGTTATAAAGTCTAGAGGGGTTTGTGTTGCTATTACAAGTTCATAATCTGCACTAGAATGTTTAAGCATTTCTACTACGGTGTTAGTTCCATTTCTATCTTTGGCTGCTTTTTTACCAGCAACATGAAGTATTCGTTTATGGGTTTTTGATAGGTTATTTTCTCTTGCAGCATTAAACAATGATGTATCTGTTGGTGGTGGTATATGATATACCTTGCATTTTGATCCAAACTTTTCTTTAACAACATCTATATTCCAACTGCTTGGTGATAATAATACATCTGGTAACGGCCACTCTGGATGAACTAAATTTCCAAATAGTTCATAGTTATATTGCAATATTGTTTTTATATTTCTTTTTCTTGCTATATCCACAAAGTCTAAATGGTAAAATGTTTCACAACTTATAACAACATCTATATTTTCTAAAAATGCTAAAATTTCTTTTGTCCTAGGCATACCCTTAATTGTTTTTATTACATCATATTGTTTATACCAGTCTGGATGTTGCCTGTTATTATTAAAAGATGTAGAGTCAACTAAAAGAATCTTGTCTGGATTTAACATTTTTACAAGTTCCTTGGTTTGATTACCAAGTCCAGTATTATCAGATCTTGCAATAACTCCTAATCTCATTCTTTATATCCCCAAACATCATCATCCTTTGTAAATTTTTTAGTACCATCACGACCATCTAAATGATAAGATCTTTTAATGTTTCCTTCTGGATGATAAATCCAAAGTTTGTGTTGGTCCCAACCCTCTTGATCAAAACTATCATATGGTAAAACATCATCTTGAATTTTACCATGAAACCTATCTTCAATAAAAGTTTGTTCATTAGAAAATGGTAAAACAATATCTCTATAATATTTAACTGTACTCAAATGTGGTCTTTGACTCCATTGTGCAGTTTTCATAAAACCATTTTCTATTCCAAACATTAAATGTTGGTGTGGCTCTGGAATCTCTGCTTCAAAATGAAAACGTATTGTATTAGCCTTGTTGTATTCTAACATATCTAAACACTTTTGCCAATCAATCTCGTAATCTACAGTTAATGGTGCATCTCCTTCAACATAAAGTAAAACAGAGGTGTCTATAAGGTTAATTGTTTCTTTCATCATTGTAGTTTGATGACTATGTTTATCAAAAATTATTGGTAAAACATTTTTCCATTTATGCATAGACTTCCACAAAACCCTGTTTTTATATTCATCATAGTCTGATTTACGATTTATTCTTTCTTCACGCAAGCCATCTATCTGTAAAATAATTTCATTATTTGGAAAGTGGTAGCGTATAGATTTGATTGTTTCATCAATTATTGATGTGCTTGGATGACTTGGAAGAATCGAAGTTGGAATTATAATTGTTACATCTCTACTATGCATTGACTTGCCTCATAATCTTAATTCCTAAATCTCTTTTATATTTAATCCACCAACAAACAACCTTATGCATATTATTAGGATAGTTGTCTAATATTTGTGGGATTAAGTTTTTTAATAAAAACCAATTGTCTACCGTTTTTATTGGAGTTATATCATCATAAATAAAATCATAGTATTTTATAGAATTACCTTTTGGATCAAGGGAATCCGCTACTGGAAAGCATAACATTTCTATTGCTTCATAAAATCTAAAAGAATCTATTACAACCGCACCAGATGGTGCTGGAGCAATCTTTGTACTGGCTAGGTTACTATAGTAGTCTTTTGGATGATCACCTTGTGCAAACCCTTCTGTTGGCTTAAACAGGGCATTGGGTATTGTTTGCATAGCCTTAGCCAATTCCTTTCTTCTTGAATGCGTAATTTGTCCACCAAAATATACATTATATTTTTTAGGTCCGTACTCTGGTAAAAATTTTTTAAAATGTTGTGGAACTCCAAGTGGCAATTTGTTATAATTTTGATGTTGTTTGTGTGGAGTCTGAAGCCATATCTCTATGTTAGGATGATTAATTTTATCTAATTTAAATCTAACTTCTTCATCCCCTGTAAAAAATAAAACTACTCTTTTTATTTTTTGTAATTCTTTATTAATGTGTTCTTCATAACCAAGATTTTGAGGTCCAGGAATTACGACAAATGCTCTATCAGTATTAGGTAATGAGTTTACTTTTATTTGTTCAATTTCGTATTTATCAAATATTTCTTTTAATAAGCCGTAGTCCCATTTATCCGCAGCACAATCTTCTTCATTAAAAGAATACAAGTATGCCTTTATCATTTATTACTTTTTCTCAAAATACCAATGTGCTTCATGATTTTTTGCTAAAAACTCTCCAACATAACCAAAAGATTGTAAATATGAAATAGTATCTTCTGGAGTTGTGTCATAGTCACGAATACCTAAATCATCATGAATTGATACAAATATTTTTAAATTATTATCTCGTAATGTTTTTTCTGCACCTTTGAATACAAGAAGTTCTGCACCCTCTACATCAATATTTAAGACATTTGGAATAATGCCAACTTCAGAAACATAGTCATCTACTTTAATCATTGGTATGCTTTCTGTGTTGTCATGAATATATACATATTTATTTCTATCAATAATCGGTCCAAGATGTTTTTCTCCCCAAGCATTTAAATTACTACCTTTGCGAGTGTCTGTTGTTTCATCACTCATTAGTCCAGCATAACAACCTAAAGGATCTACTGAATAATTTTTATACCATAGGGCATGAATGTTTGCCCAAAACTCAGGAGTTGGCTCAATTAGTACCATGTTTTCTGGTCCAACAATGTCAGCATAAACTAAGTTGCACCATCCAGCCTCTGTTCCAATATCAAAAAATACATCACCCTTTTTAAGGTGTTGCTGCATGCTATAAATTCTTTCACTTTCCCAATAATCCCAAACATCCCAATTAGCCAATGGCTCATTTAGTTTTAGTCTGTAATCATAGTTTCTTGTTTGTCCTTGACGCAAATATGGTACTGTCTTCCATTTAATATCTGATCTTTCTATAAAATTCATAGACCTAACTCCTTTATGATAGTTGCCCAACGATGGACATATGTGTGTTCTTTTTTAGTTCGTTCATGACCAGCAAACCTTATCTCTTCTCTAGTTAATCCATCTAAGATGTAGTAATCTATTTTTTGTTTAAGGTCTTCAAGATTACCATGTTCATAAAATATAATTTCTTTACCATCTTCAAAATATTCATCAAGACCTTTAATGCGGGGATAAATAGTAAAACCACCACGACCAGTGCTTTCAAACAATCTATCACTTGTGTAGTATGGATAGTTAAAATTTATGTTAAGACTATCACCTATTGCTACCTTGCTTTTTGCATAAATACGATTAAGAGCATCTCCACGAACTGTGCCAGTGTCTCCATCGCCACCAACATGTAAAAATCTTTTACCGTATGTTTTTCGTAAAAAATCTATTAATTGTGGACGATATTTATGTTCAGGATGATATCCTCTGCTACCAACAAAAATTATGTCATGTTCAAAGTTATGTGGATCGTAATCTTGATGTACATAACACTCTTTATCATATACGCCAGCAGGCAAGAAATGTCCTTTAACCTGTGTGTTTTCATTAAACCAATCACACATTAACTTATCTGTAGCAAAAAAATGACCTATGCTTGTATAAAAATCATCATTCTTTAAATCTTTTTCACGCTCAATGCCAAACCACAAATCCAAGTGATAAGTCATAGTTGGTATGCCAGCAGCCTTTAATTGTTTTAATACATCTGTCATAGATCTAGATCCTGGAGTTTGCCATCTATGTGTGTGTACCCAAATGAATAGATTAGATTTTAGTGCTGCATTTAATATCTCAGAACTACCCGCTTTTTTTTCTTGCAATTTTTGCACGGTATGTCCAAGAGACTCTAAAGAATTAGCATGATGATTCTCACTACTATAAGGCACTTCAAAGTTACCAAGAAATACTATATTAGCCAAGGAGTCCACCTATTCTGTCTTTATATTAGTATACCAGATTCTGATATACTTATAATAAAGCGGGGTATTTAATGGATTTTGTTTACATTTGTCGTGACGGAGATAATGAAGAGTTAAGGTACTCTATTAGATCTGTCATAAATAGTTTTCCAGATGCAAAGGTTTGGCTGGTAGGTGGAAAGCCAAAATGGTATTCTGGATACCATATACCAGTAGAACAAAATCATAATAAATATACTAATGCTTTAAATAATTTACAGGCTCTGTGTAACTCTGACGAAATACCAAACGACTTTATATTAATGAATGATGATTTTTTTATAATTAAAAAAATAGATAAGATTGAGCATTTTCATGGAGGTTTATTGTTAGATAAGATAGATAGATATGTTAAGATAACTGGATCATCACTATACATTAAAAAATTAATATTAACAAACTCTAGACTAATTCAAAACGGAATAGAACTACCATATGACTATGAGTTGCATACCCCAATGCCCATGGAAAAAGATAAACTTCGTTTAATACTTAAAAAATATCCAAGTTGTTTATGGAGATCTATTTATGGAAATATATATAGTGTTGGTGGTACAAAAACAAATGACGTAAAGGTTTATACAAATCGAAGACATTTGGCTAGATCTAATGAAATCACAGAAAAATCTATATACCTATCAACGGAAGATCAAGCCTTTAAAGGTATACTTGATAAAGTTTTAAGTAATATGTTTCAAAATAAAACTATCTATGAAAATTAATACTTATTCCCAATCGGCTATTTGATTATATGTAACAGAATATTCTCCAGAGTATATTTCTGCATATGAGATCATATCTTTGTTATATCGTGTCACAGTATTCCTATCTACTAAACCTGTTTTATATTTTTTACCATGCATAATTGGCAAATGTTTTATTTTTTCTGACTCTAATGAATTATTTAATGCTTGTATATACCTAGTTTTGCCAAATTGTTTTGAAAGAAATGATTGTTTTGGATATGTTTTTTCTATCCATAGTCTTTCGTTGTGATCAGAAGGCTTTGGATTTAACACTCTTTCTACTTCATTGTGATATATTCTTGTAGACCAACTCTTCATATTTCTTTCATAATTTATTAAATTCTTGTATGTGGAATCTGCGTAAGCCATAAAATTTTTATCAAGATCAGATGTAGATACACCAGTCGCAAATGTTATTAAAAAACAAGTAGCATAAGGAAATTTATCTGTATATTTTGTTACTTCAAAATGTAAATTTGGATTAAAAGAATTAATAGAAATGTTGTCAGAAAGCAATCGCATATGATTGCCAATAGAAACAAACTCTGGCGTATTCATATCACAATCTACAAAAAGACAGTCTTCTGGATTAATTCCATTAGCAATAGTTAAAATGTTTTTATCGTATGCCCCAACAACAACTGATCCATTGTATCGATTGATTAACTTAGCGGTCATAAATCCATCGATGTCAGGAGAAATAATTAATTTTTTAGAATACTCTAATGTATCTAATATGCTGGTTTTTAAATTAAATTCCATTATCCTCCATATATTTTAAGCGTTCCATCAATGCATGGTGCTCTGGATCATTAAGCATTTCTTCAATAGATTCTTTTACATTTGGTCTTAACTTACTTAATGGTTCAACATACCTTGGATCTTTTGTGACGGTATAAAGAAGTGATCGTAATGCTTCACACCCTTCATGCTTCCACCAAGTATAACAAACATCTTCATCTATGTTAGGACAAAGGTAATACTGATCTTTTATGGTTTGGATTATTTCTTCTGCATTCATAATTAATCCTTAGTGCTAAAAAATATTGCTGCAATAAAAATTATAACAACAGAAATTAAAATATTCTTAATAAAATCACTAAATTTCATTTTGTCCCCTTGCTATGGCTGCAGATATTTGAAATGCTTTAGAAGTGCGACGAGACTTGTTAAGACCCTTAGCCTTCCATAGGTCATTGGTACCTTCAATGTCCTGAGCAATTTGTTCACGAATTTCTTTAACAGTTTCTACAATAAAATGCCAAATTTGTTCTTTATGTTCATCTGATAATTCTTCAGTCCAATTACTCATCTTCTTCCTCAAATTCTTTTAATGCATTTGAATTATTATTTTTTATATATTTTAAATATGTGCTATAACAAAATGTACATTCTCCACTATTTAATTTAGTTCCACATTCTTCACAATGTATTGTCATAATTTTACTTTACATCCATTATTTTTATTAATATATAATATAAGCCAGAAGCAATAGCAAAGCCAAGCAAAATAGTCTGTATTGTGTTCATTTTATTAGTATATCAGATCATTTCAAATATAGTAAGTAGCCCATTTGTTTTGTGCTTTGCCAAAAGGATTACATACTTTAGCAAACATTTTTGCTCTTATAATATGATTTTTATTCTCAGCCTTAATCTCCCTAATAAGAAAAAAAGTAAATATTGATCCACAAACATTTCCTATAAATCTTAATATTAGGTTATTAGTTTTTTCTTTTTTAATAAAATTCTTATTCATTTATGCTCCCTCATGTGGTTTATTAAAGTTTGTGATGACATGCTAGACCTAGACTCTATCTCCTTTTTACATATTGGACAGACTATTATATGAGCCATATATTTAGTATAGCAAAAATCTTGATAAAAGTCAAGACAGTGTTTGATTTTTTAATTTTTTAACTTCTTTAAATATTTCTAATGCTAAATCAAAATCTTCATCCCCATTAGTGTGAGTCATTATATTGTTATAACCTTTTTCTTTTATTTCTGCCACCCTTTCTTTAAAGTTAGAAACTGACACAGCAGGAAAAAATATTACCTTATTTTTATCAAGATCATTAAGTTTTCCTTCAACTAATCTGCCATAAGAAACTATATTACAATCTCCAAATTTTTCTATGTTTGGGCATATATCGTCTGATAACCCAGAAGTGTAAATATAAGGTTTTTCTACTTTTAAATTGCTAAATTCTTCAATATAAGAGCAAAAATATTTTTTTCTATCAACAAAACTACTAGCATCGTTAACTTCTGATAATATACCGCCAAACGACTCTTCTTCTTTGTTTAAAATAAGTCCAGGAACAAAATTAATTCTAACTCTATCTTTTTGAATTAAATCTAATGATTTTGCAATAGATAATAAATATTGAGGAGACATAGTGTAAGGTCGAACGGCAACAAGGTATTTTAATTTTTGATTTGTTTTTAGTGATCTTGCTACTCTCGTAAAAGGATCTGGCACCCCTACAGCATATGGAAGTAACCAACCATAAAATCTAGAATCTTCTAATAAATCTGAAACATAGTTTAAATTTTTATCTAAATGACGACCAAACCAATAAAAATTCATTTTATATATTCTCTATTCATATTGTTTTTTAATCCAATATTCTTTTTTATACCAATTAAAAAAAACTAAATTAGATTTTTTGTTATTTAATTTTCCTTTATAAGTTAAACCTTTAGTTTTTTTTAATTTATAAGATTCTTGTTGAAAAGGAATGAGTTGCATAATTGGAGTTCCCTGTAAAATCATTCCTTCAAACCCAGTTTTAATATAAAAAGGAAAATTTCCATGTGGTGCATTAATAAAAGGACCATCAATTATTCCAGATAAAGTGTAAAATGGTAAATCATTTCTGTTAAGCGGATGAGTTATCAATATACTATATCCTTTAGGAACAGAAAATGACACGTTTGGATCCCACGTATACTCTAATGGATAAAATCCAGTAGGCACTAAATTTTTATCTGCCACCTGTTCTCTAGTTCTCATAACGTGATCTTTATTTACAAAAATAATATTTGGTATGCCATTGTTATTTTTAACATATATATCAAATGGTAATGTAATCATGTAGCCAATAGAAAGAGATTCTAAAAATGGCATACATTTTTTAACTGTTGCACTAATTGAATTGTCATTTAAATTAATCATTTCATTGTTGGTGTATGGTAATATTTTTTTATACCAATCTGGTATTTTTGTTTTAGCGGGTACTAAAATATCAGGATACTCTTCAAGAGAACTTTCGTGCTTAATGATATTTTTTTTCATTAGATCAGTATAACAGTAATTAAATAATTTGTCAATTTTAGTATGCTAAATACTGATATAATTTAATAAAGAACAGAGGGAAAAAATGGATATAACTTTAAAATGTATGAGATGTGGTGATCACATAACCATTGAGTCTAATCCAACAGATGGATATTGCTATAAGTGTGAAAGCAAAACAATATTTGCTGTTGTTACAGAAGAAAATAAAGACTCTCTGCCATTTCCAACTAATCCGATAGGAATGAAAAATATAGATTTTAATGATCCTGGTAAAAATTGCCAATGTCGTGCAGGCACATGTCCTTGTGGCAAATTTGTTGCTCATGCTATTTCTGATCCTTGTAATGCAAATGATTTTAATACAAAAGAGGCTAAAGAAAAAGAACTTATCGAACAACTTAAAGCAAAAAAATGAACAGAGATGGTACAATTTTAATATGAAAATAAATGAATTAAAGGGTGGAGTTTTATATATAGAAAATGCAATTCCATTATCTAAAGAATTTATTAAGGCTATTGAAGAAAATAATGAAAATAAAAAAATTAATAAAATTATACCACCTTGGGAAAAATGGCTAACTGGATACCACGTAGATGGTGTTTGGACTCCAATTAATCAAAAAGGATTTACTAAAGATATAGATTGGGATCATACTATTAATCATAAAAATACAAAATGGCCTAAAATTAATATAGGTCCACTTTATAGTCAAGAACATTCTCAAGCATATAATATTTTAAAAATGATAGATGAACCATATCAAAAGGCTTTAGAAATTTGGTCTGAAAAAACAGGAAATCCAAGGGTAAATTTAATAACTAAAAATTATGCAATTAAAAAATACAATACTTTAGAAATGCTAGGATCTCATACGGATAGAGATCATGATCATGAGTTTAACACGTTTGATTGGACTGCACTAATATATCTAAATGACGATTATGAAGGTGGAGAACTAGAATTTAATAAACTTGGTTATGAAATTAAGCCAAGTGCTGGAAGTATAATTTTTTTCTCAAGTGATGAGGTTCATTCAGCAAAAACAGTTTTATCTGGTAACAAATATTTTATATTTTTTTACATACAAAGTCAACTTGGATATACACATTCAATTAATGAAAATTTTTCTGAAATTGTAAAAAATATTAAATTAGACATAAAAAGAAAGCAAGGGAAAAATGATTAATGTAATACCTGTAGAATTTCCTGGTATTGAAAACGTATTAAAAAATTCAGACTACTACAAAGACAAATTAATATCTGACTCCGTAATATGTTTTAGAAATGCCAACTTAACACAAGAAGAGCAATTTGATTTTGCCAAAAAACTAGGCAATCTTATAGGGTGGTCACTTCTTAATGATACAAGCGAATACATAGAAAACCATGTTCGTAAGTCAGACTTTAAGCATGGTCCAGACGATATTATTGTAGAGTGGCATGTTGAGCATACATATTACACAAATCCAATAGTGGCTTCAACTTGGAATATGTATAATTTTAAAACAAATCCAGAAAATGGAAAAACATATTTTGTAGATACAAATGTGGTATTTAATATGCTTTCAAAAGAAGAACAAGAGTTCCTTACTAGTTGTATTATTGTTGAGCCAGATAGCGTAAGAAATTCACAACTAAAAACTGGTTTTGTATCTGGGCAAACTCATTTAGCAGACAATTACCCAATTATTGTTAAACATTGGCTAACAAGTAAGCCAATAATTAGATTTACAATTTTGCCAGAACCAATGATAATGAAGTTAGTTTCTTATAAAAATCAAGATCCAAATAAAGATACTTTAAAATACTTTAAATCGTTAATTAGAAAAATAGAAGATATAATCTGGAACAATGAAGATATAAGAATAGTTCATAGATGGCAACAAGGTGACTTAGTAATTCCAGATTTGTTTAAATTGGCCCACGCTGTTACTGGCGGATTTCGTCCTGAAGATAGAGAATTTAGAGGTATCTGGGGATATAAGGATTAATTCGCTTTAAGTTCGGCGGCAAATAGGAGGTAACAAACCTTCCCCTGCCCTAAGAGGGCAATAGCGGTTAATATTTCTTACTCCGCCTGCCTCAAAAATGGCTGTGACCAAAGTTCTGTTAAAGACTCATCGCCTATGTCATCAAAGTAGTAACGGTTTTTGGTTTGGCTATATGTCCAGCCTTTCCACATACCCTCGTCATCCCAAGTAAGGTTTGTATGTATTTCATTCATGGTTTCTTCAATTATATCATTTAGATTCATTTATTAAGCATACCAGAATTCGGCGGGTATAGAAAGAGTATCGTAATCCCCAATGTAATAACAAACCTTGTATGCAATTAAACTTCAAACATTCCTTCAGGAACTGGTTTTCTAACCAACATAAGAGAATTAATCTCATCTGTGTATTGAGGATATTGCCGTCTAAGGTTTTTTAATATTTTATTGTATGCCCTTATACGATTCTGATTTCTACATCTTTCAAGTTCCTTGGCTATATGCAAACCATCTCTAACTAAAATATCTTTAATGCTTGTTGGCTCTGCTTTCCATGATTTCATATATCAATTATATCTAGTCTGAATGGTTTGTCAAGTCTTGCCAGATATGTCCAATTACACTGGTTTGATATGGACAATATGGAGCCAGAAGGATGGTTTGATACCGTCGCAAATAGGGCTTAGAAGGCTTTTAAATGGGTGGTTTGGAGGTTTGGTATGAAAGATAATCCTTACTGATATTTTTTGGATTGGGTTAGAATGGAGGAAAGTGGAGCAAAGTGGGGGATTGAGCGTTTTTATAGAGGGCGTCGTAATGTCCTGGCGGCCAAACCTCCCTATCCCAAACCTTCATATCTGCCAAACCTTCATATTGGGGCTGCATTATATACCAGATATAGAGGTTTGTCAACTATAATATGCCTATAAAAACATAACAAAAAAGTTATAAAACTATTAGAAAACCAGGAAAAAAGTATAAAAAGGTTTGGTAATTATGGGAAAAGTTTGTATAATTCAGGGATTTTTTTTCCCGCTTCGTAATGTCTATTAGTACTATGATTTATTGCGGGGCGGGAATTTAAAGAGAGATCGTAATACCCTTATAGGTATAGTAACAAACCATTTTAACTTCTTCTCTAGATTATTTTGTATCTTTAACTCTGGAGACTCATTCTTATAATGCTCTGATTGAAAGTAAGGGCTAAACATTACATTAGAAAAATGTCTTGGACTCATAGGATTATTATAACATTGTTTGTAGATAGAAAGGTTTGAAAGGTTTGGGAAAATAAGGTTTGGGATCGTAATAACTTTCTGGGATTTTTTGAATTGGGTTCTTAATGTCTTTTTCGTAAATGAGGTTTGGAGGTTTGGGAATATGTACCCAGGATACTACGCCTCAGACTTTACTCAGTTCCATTAGTATTCTCCTCTGCGCTTTCAAATACCTCGTCCAAATCAGACCAGCCAGTATCCTCTAGGTTTAACCCTGCTAAGAATAGCGACCATGTTTCTGTTATATACCTTGCCCCATCGTCTGACACCTCACAAAGGTTCTCAGCAACAAAGTAGGCAAGCGGTAGCCCTAAGTCATTAAACTCTATAAAGTCTTTAAACTCTTCATCTTCTTTATATACAGAATAAAGTTTACCTAAGATATTGCATATATTACGGAAGTCTGTCACTATCATACCCCAATCTATTTTGCTCTACCTTGTCCTCTTGGAACTGTGCGCTTTCTAATACTTCTAATGACCTGCGATAAATCAAATAGGGAGTTGCTCTAGCCAAGTAGTAGCCAACCTTTTCTAAGTCAAGATAAAAGTCGGACAAGAGTTTGCCAATGGATACGGCAACCTTTTCCTCTTTGCTCTGTCGCTGTAATCTACTAATACGATACATAAGACCCCAATCTATATTATATCAAAGGAAGGGGGAGAGCGCAACCCACCACAGTTCACGCCCTCCCGTATTGGCTAGCGAGAGGTGACCCCAACCCCCGCTGATGAAGCCCCCACACTGGAGAGATCAGTGCTGGGCAAATTATAATTAATAAAACTATCAATGTCTTTGTGGTCTACTCCATCATGACTGATAGTATTATCTGTTAGGTCAATTAATATTGGATGGTCCATAAACCCTAAGTCATTAGGATCGCATGCATAGATACCAAACCCTGTCTCATCCAAGATAGAGTCTTGCAATAGATAACTAATAGCCATACGTGTGTAGTATTCTGTATCACCTTTACGTGGAGCAGAATGCTGCAGGGCCTGAGCAAGATCTTGATACATACTGTCTTCTCCCCAGTGGCTGTACAGCGCTACCGCTAGGTCCTCTGATTGTTTAAATACAAATGTACAACGTGCTCCCATTAGTCATTCTCCTTATTTAGGTCACCCATAAAATCAATAACTATTTTAGATACCCGCTCATCTTGCATAATTGCGTAGACGGGATACAAACCATCACCATATCCAGTATTAAATACTACTGCCTTAGCATGGCCTAACTCACCATAGGTTTTATTAATTGTGGTAGCGCTAGCGCCATGATAAGAGTAATCTCCACCCTTACCTTCAAGATTCCACTCATCATGTTTGTTAGTATCCCAATCATCTAAATAGCATGGGTCGCCTACCATGGCCTGACCGCTATCAACTGAAAAGTATCCTATTTCTATTAAGTCATTTGTATTTATCACGGGTTCTCCTTAGAAATGAAAGTCGACTGGTACTAGATATTGTCTCACGGCTTGTTCAGGTTTGTCAAGTCGCTCTTTAAGATAGGTTACTTCAGCAATATTCTCATCAAGGTCATAAAGCCCACTATCGGGTGTCCAACCCCCCATTAGCATTGTTGCTGTTTCTTTCATAGTATAAGCAGACATCATGGTGTCACCGTTATACTCTGACCGACCACCCTCTGAGGCATAGTCAACCATATCACTAATAAACTTATCAGGCTTGAACTGTTTGATTGCTCTGTTCATAGCCTCTGATTTCCATTTACCTACACTGATTAATGCTTCCTGGAATTTTTCCTTATCTTCAGAAAAGCCCAACACATCAGTAGGGTCATCGTTGTAACCTGCCATAATGTTGTTTTCTTTATTTGCATTACTGCTCCACCTTCCTCCACCTACGACGTGCCAATCTGACCAGTCTGCTAGGCGATATCCGTCTTCGTTTGGTTGTAGGCTTACAACAACTTTGTCAAAAGCCTCTTGCTTGCTATCTGCTTCAACTGCTATATAGTGTAGAGTATGCACTATTCGTCCCTTCCCTCGATTAGTTGTATCTGATAGTACTGGCTGTCATCATAGGGAACGGTAGTTACAAAATACCCAATCCTATTAACTACATGATAGCCGTCACAGATATAGGTCCCACCGTCATCTCCGTCACTATAAGTCCATATCCTATTACTGTCTTGGGCTTTGACAAACTCTAACTCATCACCATATGTCTCAAACATATAGCCATGCTCACCGTCATGGAATGAGGCATTGTCGTCTAGGTAGTTAGGTATAGGCTTGAACTGTTCAAACCATTCATCCTCTGTAAGTTGTATGAGGTTTGGCATTACTTAACTTTATCTGTAACTACTGACAAACCATTGATTATTTCTAATACAACGCTGTCCTCGTCCTCAGTATCAGTTTCGTATGTGAAGTTCATATAATCACCTGTTGGCTCAAATATGATTTCTACTTGCCATTCGTTTGAGTATTCGTCCATTGTGGGTCTCCCTTGTTGGTTTCTTAATATAATTTTACTATGCCCTGCGAATTTTTGCAAGGTATCGTAAGGTGATTTACATCACACCTTCATCTATATAGCCTTCTGCTAATAGCCCCTCAAAGAAATCCCATATGGTTAATAGGCCTTGCTTTATTTTTGGGTCGGTAGCGGTATCAATAGCAACAGTTAAACTATCACCAAATGCTTGTATATCTTTATATGTATAACCTAACATTATTCCTCCCCATACTTGACAATGGTATTTAATGTGGTATGTATATTACAATCACAATCTCCACTAGCCATGCTATCCATAAAGTCTAAGTGTTCTGAGTTATCCTGATAGATGGTTTGTATTAGTTGGTTAATTGTGGTCATATTAATATTTTACAGGAAACTGGGAAAAAAGTCAATCTTTCTTAATGAAACAATTATGTGTTATTATTTAAATAGACAAAACCCAGGGCGGGGCGATCCCAACGGGACTTGAACCCGTAGCCTTTACCGTGACAGGGTAACGATCTAACCAATTGATCTATGGGACCAGCGGAGCAGTTTTAAATCATGCTCAGGATTTTTTACTAAACTATTTGCAAAGTTTTTTGCACAACAGTTAGCAAACGATTTTTCTCTGCGTTAGTTGCAGGGTCAAATCCAGAAGCAGCAGCAAACATACTTTCGCCATTTGCACTACGAGATGAACGATACCAGTCTAAACGCTCAGTTAGTGCATTGAACGCACCCCAAGCATTACCAGCAATCATGCCATTGAAATCACCAGTATAAATATCGTTAATCATATTTACCTTGTTTTCCCATTTCTTGATTGCACCCTTAGTGTCTAATTCTGGCTTAGGGTAAGCAGCAAGAATAATATCATTGAAGTCTTTCGCTGATATTTCTTTTTGTATCATAGCATGAGCCATCTTGTCGAATTCGTCCATGTATGAGTTAGCCATACCTAGTGCTTGACGAGCAACAGCAACCTTACCATTAGCGGTTTGAGTATGACGGATTTTGAAAGATTGCTTTACGCCATCTTTTTTCTTAGTACGATTGAGTGCAACATTGAGAGTGTTAGCGCACACAACACGAACAGGTGTGATACTTGCTTGAATAGCGATTGAGCCATCATGGCTAGTATTGATAAGCAAATAAGTCTTTACCTTATCTGCAACACCATTAGGGTCTAAGATTGTTTCACGCTCTAAAGCAAGAGAGCCAAACACTACACGACCACCCTTAAGAGAGCCAGCGGTTTCCCAACGACCCCCACCATCAAGAATGTTATCGCCAAATGCAAACAGTTCTTCATTTTGTAGTGGTGTATATCGCTCACCAACAATTCCCAAAACATCAGTTTGAGATTTATCAGTAGGGTTTGTGCGAACAACATATTGATATTGTTTGTCAGATATTAAACTAGATGGGATTTCTAAATCCTCTAGTCTAACGTTCCAACCATTAAGATTGGCAGCAGCAAGCATTTCACTTGTATTTTTCTCAGTATCAAATACAGTACCAAGATTGTGCCATGCAGGTTCACGGAATGATGCAAAACTTGCAACACCGTTTTGAGTTTCTAACTCATGAGCCATTTTTGTCCTTTCGATTGTTTTAATTAATTTTATCACTCATGGCTGACAATGTCAAATAGGATTGGGGAAAATGGTTTAATCTTCTTAAATGGTATAAAACGGACATTTCGGGCGCCCTGGGTTTTTGTTAGGGCCAGTTTTACGTCTTGGCCCACGACGTTGATAGCCCC